TATTGATGCGACTTTCTGGGTCATGTCGATTTTTCATATTTGTCATTTGCGACCGCTGGCCCTCCATACGCGCACAGAATGACTTGTGCCGAGGGTTGCTGCTGTCCTTCGTTGGCGCTTTTAAATTATGACCTTCGGCCCGCGCAGATGCACGACCTCTTTCATTTAAGCCGCCAGATGGTGATTTACCTTCTTTGCGTGTCCAAGCCGCAGTCATCGTCGCCTCCTTAGAGAAAGAGGGGGGATTGCTCCCCCCTCAATTTCGTCAGTGAAACTTCTTCAAGGTCTGTGCGAGACGTGCGCGACGAGCGAGTTTGGGGTTATCGCTCTGCGCTGCCTTAGCAAGCTTTTTGGCGGGGATTTTCTCCCCCTCCGGAACATGCAACGCCCGATGCAATGCTCCCGGATGCTTGATGGCACCTTGAATCCATTTCGTACCGCCCCCGTGGGCCTTTTGGGAACGGCTTACGACTCCCCCGCGTCCACGTCACGACCTGCTGGGGTCTTGACCTTGTGTGCGGAAGAAAACGGCTTCATGTCGGAGCCAACGCCGCCGCCGCTTTTACGCTTCGGACGGTCAAGGCGGTCAGCCGCCTTATCGCCATGCATACCAACATGCTTAACTTTGCCACCGCGCTTGTACTTGGAGGCTTCCTTGACGACGTTTGAACCCGCGCCAGCGTAAACTACACCCGGCTTCGCGTCGTTGGCTTTCACACCCTTCATAGGGCTTTCTGCCTTTTTACCCTTCATGGCTCACTCCTATCAGGTGTATTGGCCGTTAGTAAAACCGTTGATGCCTTGGAGATAAGTCACAATCAATTCGCCAACACCTGCGGTGCCTGCGCTTGACTTGACCCAAATCTGAACATCTTGGGTGCTGCTTGTGTTGTTCCAGTTTGCGATCAAAGATGTAACCGGAACGATATACATGCCTTGAACCAAGCTTGCGGCGGCAATGGCAGAGGCAAGCTGATTCGATGTCGAATTCGTGCCGATGCTTAGTGTGCCGCCAGACCAACCAGTTGTTACAGCGACACGGATATCGATAATCTGGCTTTGAGCCGGAATAACGATAGTCGTTGCAGCCGCTGTAGCGGATTGCGTAATTGCCGCCACCTGCGCCATAGCGCAGAAGCCGACATTCTGGGTTCCATTTGATCCGCCGACCCCGGCAAGATTGCCGGAGCCGTCAGAGTTGAGGACATTCCCCGCCAGAACCGGGCCAGTAAATACTGTGCTACCCATCTGGATAACTCCTTACGAAGTGGGGAACGAACCGTAGATCGAACGCCAGTTGTAATAACCAACCGAATAACGCTCATACCCTTTGACAAGCAAGTTGTCTGTCGTGAAGTCGACTTGCATATCCATTTCGAAGGGTACGCGTTCCATGTACACAAGACCTTTGATGTTTGTGAGCAGGAACCAAGCATAGTTGGACGTCAAAAAGTCCATAACCATGTAGCCTTCAGGCAGACCGCCACCCGTAAATAGGATCGCGTTGGTATCGTTGTCTGCTGTTCCCGGACGCAATTGGGTCTTTGTGAGACGGATTGCAACAGGCTCAAGTGACGGCGGAACGATCAGCTTGCGACCACGGGCAAAGATCTTGTTGCCAGCGATATCGCGGAAGTTCTGACGGATCGCAACCATCGCATTGAGAAGCGTGGCTTCGTTGAGGTCAACGTCGGTTGTCGGCTTGTTTGCAATCGTGCCGCCATCAATCGGGTGGTCGGTTGCGCAGAGAGCCTTACCGTCACCGCCGATTGACGCATTATACGTCGTGGCAGTGTTAAGAACGTTGGCTGCATAGATTTCCTTCGTTTGATGGAAGGATTCAATGAGGCCAAGGTTTGTTGGCTTGAATTGAGCCTTGTAAAGGTTATCGTCGATTGCCTTACGGGTGATCGCGTAACCGAGAGCAATTTCATTATGCTCTTGGTTGTAAACGTAACGCTCACCAGCAGCGTTGTCGAACGCGGTGTTGCCACCTTCATTCTTCAACTGTGCAAGGCCGAGATAACGCATTTCGGCGGTGCGTTCCAATGCCATGTTCGACTTGGTGATTTCAAACACCTTGTCGTACTGGCTGGGGATCATCGTGTACTTGCCTTCCACGCCACGGAGGCCCGGAAGGAGCAAGTCACGGATTTGACTAAGATTAATAGCCATTGTGAGTTACTCCTTATTAGGTGCCAGTCGTTACGCGGAAGTCTTGGAAGTTGAACGACACGTAGACATAGTTGTAGCCAGATGTCGTATCAGTTCCCGGCGCACCCGGAGGGGCCGTCACAAGACCAATAATGCGGAACGGAAGGGTGGTTGTAGCAGGGTTGATCGTTGTCTGATCAAGGTAAGCGCCAGACTGACCGCTTGTGGTGTTGGGAGTGCCAAGTGCGAAGTTTGCGTTCGCGTTGATGTCAGCAATACCAATGGCGGTCGTTGAGCCACCTGCTTGAACCTTGAACACAGCCTGCGGATCAGACACGACATAAGCCGTAACGTCACCAGTTGCGCCGGAGCCGGGCCATGAAGGCGACCAGACCGTGCGGCCAAGAGCAGTGTTGAGGTATGTGCAGCCAATAAAGATGCCAGCGATTTGAGTTGCGCCAGCGGTTGAGCGGGTTACATAACCCGTGTTCAAAGACGTTACAGGATCGCCTGAATAAACGGCAGTTGTATCGGCATTCGCAATCAAACGGGTCTGTTGACCCAGCGATCCGGTACGGCCATCAAGGAATCCCGCAAGTTGGAAACCAAAAGGCGCATTTGTGTTCGCCATAGGTCGCTCCTAATCGGGTAAATCTCATAGAAACAGCGCGTTTCTTAGCGATTCAACGATGAAGCCCACTACGGCGCGTAGCGGAGTGCAGATTCTTGTATAACTCTAGGTTTACAACTTTGCAATAGGCAAAGAAAAAGCCCCCGAAGGGGCTTAATCATTAGCTTTGTGGGATATTCATGGGCTGGTAAGACTTCCTGACACCCGTTTTGCTCCTATCGCGTTCAAATGTACCCGCTGGAGCCATGCCAAGAGCCTTTTCTTTAGCCGCCACAACCTCTCTGGCGGTCGAAACCTCACGTTCCTGAGCCATACGAGTGATTTCCAGCGGTCTTTCCATCAAAATCATGCCTTTTTTGCGGATTGGACCTGTATATCCAATAGGCATCATTTCCGGATGACGCTTTGAATCGACTGGTTCCCAGCCCGCCATGCGCATTTCAATCAAATGGTCGTCATCAATCTGACCAGCAATCGATTCACGCTTCCAATTGTAGTCCCAACCTTCCGGAATGATGCGCGGATCGATGTAAAACTCGTCGTAGACCTGCGAATCAAACTGTTCGCCACGCATTTTGTTGCGCAATTCCTCTGCACGGATGGCAGCTTCGCGCAAACCACGGGTTACAGGGGCAGTTTCTACTACACGTTCATTGATTTTGTCAGTCTCAGCCATGTTAGCCTCTAAAATTGATGTGTTTGAGTCTTTTTTAGGCCGTCCCGGCCCACGTTTGATGCCGTCAGCCATTCATTGACCCCCTTTGGATCATTGCAAGCTTGCCTTCTAAGTACTCTTCGTCACTCATATCCATGTCACGGGCCGCTTGACGCTCTGCTGCCGACAAAGTCATCGTTACATTCTGCCCAGAACGTAGTGCTTGAGCAGAATTTGTTCGTGAAACAGGCGCTGCCGCCATAGCTTGACGTTGCGGCTGACGAGTTTGAGGTGCAGATGTAGGCGTTGGCGCTTGTGATTCGCCATAAACCTTTGATTCAATAAACGAAAAGTACTCTGGACTGTCCGGCTGAATCTTTTTTGCAACCGATTCCCAATGCGCCGCCGTCATAAGGGCGGTTTTGTCAGGATCAGCTAACACATCGCGGTGTGAACGTAGCCAAGCTTGTGATGCAGGGCTTTGAACTTGACGAATTTGCGCTTCAATCGGGTCAGATTCTTGCTCTTGGTATCTTGGTTCAGGTGTTTTGCGCTGTTGTTCAAGTACTTCGCGTTCGTACTTTAACCTTTCTTCCAAAGATTCGCGTCCTTGCGCAAGTTGCACCAATTTTGATTCAACTTGAGCCATTTGACGCTGCAATTTGGCAGCTTTTGCATAATCACCTTCGGCAAGAACTGCTGCGTAATCACGCTCAAGCATCTCTGCATCACGTTCAAAGCTTGCAATCGCATTGTTGAATGCTGTGAGATTGTTGTCCTGAGCCTGAACCTGATAGGATTTTGCTTCCAACTCGCGCTGGCGGGCAATAATTTCAGCTTCATACTTCAAACGCTTTGCTTCGTCGGCCTCGCGTTTCTTTTCTTCCAATTGGCGGCGCAATAATTCAACGCCCTCATTTGGCTCTTTCTCTTCTTTTTCAACAATCTCAGGCGCGGCCTCTACTTTTTCTACAGGCACTTCACCCAAATCAAATTCCGTCTGCACTGGGCCGGATGGAACTTTTACTGTAACTTCTGCGGCTTCTAAATCTGCCATTTACCCCTCCTTAGAACGCAATATCCGGCTCAGGAATTGACAGTTTAATCTGCACATCCTGAATCATGTGACAAAGCTGACCATTGATGTTGAGTTTCCATCCGTCTGAAGAACGGACAACAATCCAATCGCCTACTTCAACGTTTTGACCGCCAAAAGCAGTGCGTTCGTCATCAACAAAAGCCAACGGACCTTTTTTCAAAACAAGAGCAACCTTGCCTTGAAAGTCGTCTTCTTTGCGGACTTGGTCGGGGAGGTGAAGGCCGGAAGCCAATTTCTCCGGTCTTTTGTATACAGCGCACAAAATGTGGTTGTTAAACACTTTGATCTTTGACAGATCACCAACGGCGCGTATCAATTCATCACGCGGGTCCACCGCGTGGAACATTTTCATTGTAGCAGTTTTCATCTCATCTCGCTTTTCTATCAATGCCGACGATGTCATCCATCGCCTCTTTCGCCCAGATAAGTGTGTCAGATAATCCTCTTAGGTACCCGACACGGTTTTTGTATTCCTCATAGTTTTGAGCGGAACCTTGCAAAAGGGCTTCTGCAAGACTCCGCCGTTCTTCCTCAATACGGTCCTCTAATTTGCGATAGAGAACCAGATCTAAAGATGCCAAAGGGCCTCCTTATGCGGTGCCGTCCGGTATCGGCCATTTCTTCTTAGCCAAGCGGCCAAGACCTGACCCGGACCCAAACTTCGTTTCCTGATGTTTGGGCATCCAGTTCTTCACCCGACCGCCGGACTTACGCATCGGGGGAACAGGAGCAGACATTCCCGGACGTCCGCCTGCCATGGCGGCCAATGCTCCAAGACCCGGGCCTGCACCAGCAGCACCCATACCCGGAGGCATCATGCCCGGGGCCATGCCCGGAGGCATTGCTGGGGGCATCATTGGAAGTTGCGGGGCAACCGGAGGCTGACCCATACCTACGCCTGCACCAAGGGGCTGTTGTTGGCCGCCTTGTTGCGGGGAAATCATAATGTTGACGGTTGTTTTACCCTTACCCTTTACAGGGCCGCCTGTAGCACGTTTAACGCGACCACCTTTTTTCTGCGTTGAGTAATTTGAACCGCGATGCATACCTTCGTCGGGGCGGTTGCCTGCCTGACGATTGGCTGTACGAGCCGCTCTGATTGCATCCATAGCCACTTCATCAGCAGCCTTGTCGCGAATTGCGCTTCTTACATCGCTGATTGCAGCGCCAACGCGTTGTTGCTCAGTCTGCCCACCTTGCGGGCCTGACATCGCAGGTGCTGGAGCAGCATCAAAACGAGTGCGTGGAAGCATCTTGGTTTCACGCGTGACATTACCTTGATCATCCGGACCTGTCACAATTGTGGTCGGCTTCATTGCTTCATAACCGGACGTATCCGTGCCAGCAGCGCGGGCAGGAGATGCCATACCTGTCGGGCGACCTGAGCCGCCGCGTGACGATGGGCCAGACGTGGGTTGATAAAGATTGGTGTTGTAAGTTTTGCCCATAAATTCGAAGGTTTTTTCACCTGCGTTACGGGCTTCACGGAATGCAGCATTAAATTGATCACGAACGCTGCCGCCCGCTGCTTTTTGAATTCTGCCGCCTTTTTTGGCGTTGTAATCAGACTTCATACGGCCTGACCAATCCTTAAAAGACTCACGGCCAGCGCGTGAAGCGGCGATATCCATGCCCTTGGCTTGGCCTTTTGCCAAAGCAAGCTTTTGCAAGCCCTCGTTTTGCTCACCCATTTCGCCAAATTCTGACGGATGCATAATGCCGCGCGGGAAAGCTTTCTTGCGGGCTGATTTTATGCCAGCCTTTTCAGCTTGCTTCCAACGGCTTGACATTTCTTCTGGTGATTGACCGCCGCCGCGACCTTTCTTGGCGCGACCGCCCCAGCAAAGGCCCTTCATTGACTGCTGCTTGTCGTGTTTTTTGTCAGCTTCTGACTTTTCCCACTTTTCAAGCGACATGCCGCGCTTCTTTGCAAGCTTCTTGTCTTGCTCCAAATCTTTCTTGGAATGCTCCCAAGCCGCGTGACTTACTTTGCCGCCAGATTTGCGCGGTGCAAGCTGCGATCCCGAGAAATTAGGCAAGCCGCCGAGCGACGGCATTCCTTTGCTTGCAGGGCCTGTTGATCCAATCGCAGGCATGCCTTTTTTGCGATAAGAAATAGCTGCCGCCATCTTCTTGCGGGCTGATGGATTGCTACCAGAAACCCCGCCACGGGCCATGCGATCATCATCACTTGCCGGGACGTTTGCGTCACCAACAAGCTTCTTTGCTGCCATGCGGATGCCTTTGGCACGACGGCCCATACGGGATTCCGTGTCCATGATATCACGCGGCGAATAAGGGCGGCTGCTTTTGTTGTACGCAAGCGACATCATGTTTGCGAGACGCTGGCGGTCCTTGAACTTGCGCTGCGCATCAAAATCTTCACGCGAACGGTTAAGATATTCCTGCAATGCGCCACCAGAAAGCTTGTGCGCACGACGAGGTGCTTTGCCCAAATTGGACTTGGCTTTGCTTCCAGCCATATCCATGACTTTGCCACCGCGCTTAAACCGCTGCTTGCCAATAGGCTGTTTTTCACCAGCAGGCACATCCGTGGAAAGTTGCGGGACACCATCATAGGGTTCAGTGTCGTTAAAAATATCCCCACGCGCATGCGATTTGCCGCCATAGGTTTTCAACCTATCAGCGCGGGCTTTTTTAGCTTCGTCTTTGTAGTTGCTCATGTGACGCTCCGTGCAGCTTACGATTCTCTGCCGCGAACAAGATTTTCAATTTCGGGTTGAATAAATTGTTCAGCCACAGAAGCACTCTCTGGATGAACTGCAATTTCACGGGCGAGTTGGAACATCGCGATCCGCTCTCTGCTTTCTCTGTCTGCTTGGCGATTCTGAGCGTCAGCCGCCGCATCCAATTCTCTGACCTTAACTTCCGCCATTTTTGCTTGTGAGTCAATGAGTTTTGCCTGTGCCTGCACTTCCATTGGGTTGGGAGGTTGGGGCATAGCAGGCATCGGCGGAACAAACAAATCGTTGGCATCTTCAATGCCCAGCATTGTCAGAATCCGCTCATCAACTTTACGTGGATCGTAAAGGGCAGGATTCTGCTGCTGAAGCTGCTTGATTGCCATGGCTTTCTGGATTCTGGCAGACTGCGACGGCGTATTTGGGTCCGCAACAGGCACCAGATTAATGTTTTCCAGAGCCGCCACCAAGGTTTCAGGGGTCCATTGGTAAGCGGGGTATTTGTTGTTTTCCCAAAATGCTTCAGGGCATTCCTTAAACAACTCTTTTAAAAGCTGGAATTCGCGGGCTTGAGCCGCATGCATACGCTTATGAACGGCTGATATGACCTTTTGAGCCTGCTCAATCAGCGCAATTGTTGTCCCGACAGGAGCCTCTGCGTTACCCTCGCCAACATTGGTTTCTGTTGTTGATGCAAGGCGTTGGCCCGATTGCTCAATCAATTGGATGAGGTTTAAGAATTGCCCGTCAACGCTGCGATAGGGAAGCGGCATGACTGCCGTTTGGATTGGCTGGCCTGACGTTTCAATCGGCATGCCGCCGCCGGGAGGAACGCGGAATTCGTTGGTGTTCTGACGGCCTGCCTGCTTGGAATAAAGAAAACCGGGGAAGTTAGCGAACATGCCGTTGTCGATGCAGAGCCGCCAGCCAGCGGTCAGCGCCATCGTCGTATTGCCCACCAAGTGAAGAAGGCCGAGACCATAAAAACCAAAACCGGGGACAAATATATAATCGACAAAAACTTGTCTGCGGAGGCACATGGGGTCATCTGCTTTCCACCATCTGCGTATTTCAAGAATCTCAGACGAGGTCTTGTCGATTGTTACGCGATACGGAAGCGCCAAGCCCGTGCTGTTTCCGTCGTCATCCTGATGCTCCAAGCCCGGAATGTCCAACTCGCAATAGCATTCGTAGATTTCGCGGATCTGATTCTCAACCGTCGAAATATTATTCGGAATAACCCCTTGTAATTGTTTTATTTTTTCCTCTACCATATTGTCTTTGGGAGGAGTCGGGGTGTGCAAAGATATATCGCGATACATGCCCACAAGCTGCAACCGCTTGATTGTTGACGGCGGCATTTTCAGGACGTGGGTGACGCGCTGCGCTGTTTGCGCAGTTGTCTCAGCATTGGAAATAATGATTTCCGGGATGCTGACAAATTCGGATACTGGCCGCCTGCGGATAGGGCAGTAATAGATTTTCTTGAATGCGGTGCCACCAAAGCCCAACGCAAAGAACATGCGTTCTGTATCAGGGTAATATTCTGCCGCTGTGACTGTCAGATAGTGGTTAAAGTCTTTTTCAAACGCCATCGCTTGGACGGAGATGTTATGGCTATCAAGACCATCATTGCGGACCTTGACGGGACCGCCAGCAGGGAGAAGTTCGCCACGGGCATTGGCTTGAAAGCGAACGATTGATTCAAGGAGCAGAGGATGGCGGACTGTGGCTTGGCCTTCTACGGCTGTAGAACCGTCAGCAGCGTTGCTGCGAGGCTGTTCAATCTTGGTGCCAAGCAATTCAAGGCCCGTTGTGTATTGCTGAAGCAATTCTTGGCGGGATTCGTCGTCTTGTTGAATCAATCGCGTCAATTCTGAACCAATGCTACCTAACGTTTCAGCACTGATTTTCAACGCAAGATTTTCATGGAAGTCTTCGTCTTCGCCGCTTTCTGTATATTGCGGGCCGCCAAGGCTGATGGTCACGGAACCATCAGGAAGTTCGACTTTGACATACGGAGATTTTGGATTAACTTCGGCTTGAACGTTGCCTGATGCCTCCATATCCATGTCAATCTGACCGAAATCAGGGGCTTCACTGCCCAATACTGGGACTTGGCGGAGGTTTAATGGCGCTAAAGGCATGTGCTATACCGGGTAAAGAGCCGCAGGTCTGTGGGGCTTATATAACATAGAATCTGTCTTTTCCGCTACTATTTCTGCGGGTTTTTGTGCAAAGCCTATCGCCCGCAAGTGAAGCAGTGCTTGTGTCATTGAATCGACCAAGTCATCATGCTGTGCTTTTGGAAATGATTCAGCTTGTGTAATGACCTTTTCCGCCCATTCCATATCAGGCGCATAGATCATTCCCTCAGAAAAAAGATGCTGGATTGCGTAGGCTCTTGCGACCTTGTCACCACGGCCCGGATCGCAAAGCTGTATGCCCCAGCTTTCGCGGCCAAAATGGTTTCTTAGTTCTTGCGCAACAGAAATACCTGCTGCTTTCGATTCAATCAAAAGCTTATCAATCTTAAATTTATTGCATAATTCCAGCGTTTTTGCTGTCAGTTTTGGAAACTCCAGACGATCTTGCCATGCATAGATGAGCATAATGCGTCGATTGTCATTTCGATCCGTCCATACGCCCCAGATGGTCATGGCGGAGAAATCGTTTTCCTGTTTGGTTGTGTAAGCCGTATCAAGAGAAGCGACTACATATTCAAACGGCGGGAAGACATTCTTAGCAATGCCTTCTGCGCCGGATATTTGCTCATCCCACAAAACCCACCAGTCCCGGCGTATAATCCCGCCGCCCTTGGGTCGTGGTCTTTGTTGTAGTTGGCCTGCCGCCGCAAAGGGGCCGAGGTTTGCTTCCAGTTCACTAACTTGCTGATCGCCAAAACGTTCCGGAACGAGCAGTTCGCCTTCTTCGCGTTCGTCCACAAACCATGGCGTAATGCAGCGACGGTCGGTTTCCATGCGCATGGGCAGGCAGAGATGCACCCAATTGCCCGTGTCTTTGGACAAAACATGGCCTGTAAGGTCGGATTCATGGAGCCGCTGCATGATGACGATGTATGCGCCAGTCTTCGGGTCGTTGAGACGGGTAGACATGGATTGGTCCCACCACTCAAGTGTGCCTTGGCGGACAAGGTCGGACTCTACTTCATTGGCGTTATGCGGGTCGTCCACGATGATAATGGAGCCGCCTTCACCCGTCAGTGCGCCGTCAACCGATGTGGCGAG